GACGCAGGAAGCGGTCGTGATCGCCGTTGAGCAGCGCACCGGTGGTGACCATTTCGGTGTAGAGGAGGGCGTGCTTGGAGAGTAGGCGTAGGAAAAAACGGCAATGCCTATCAGTCCAATCCATCATAGGTGCAACGCTAAAGCGTCTAGACACTGTAGAGCTTGAGTTTACTGGGTATGTAGCTGAATTCTCTGACATTTTGCTCTACGTGTTTAAAGCCGGTTTTCGGGGGTAAAAGGGCGTTTTTGACAGGTCGTTGCTACAATGTACCAATCCATTTAGCAATTGTACCAGTTGACCATGGCCACGATCAGAGCACGGAAACGCACCGACGGCAGCATCAGTTACACGGCCCAGATACGTCTGTTTCGTGATGGAGTGCAAGTTTACCAAGAGAGTCAGACCTTCGCCCGAAAACAGGCAGCCCAAGCGTGGGTTCGAAAACGTGAGTCGGAGTTGGATCAGCCGGGCGCGATTGAGCGAGCGAACCGCAAAGGCGCGACGGTCAAGGAAATGATTGAGCGCTATCTGATTGAAATGGAAAAAGTCCGACCGCTGGGTAAGACCAAGCTCGCCACCCTTAAAGCAATCAGCGAATCGTTCCTGGGTAAATCGAATGACCAGGACATAAATAGTCAGCTGCTGGTGGAGTATGCGCTTTGGCGTATGGATGAAGAGGGCGGGGGCGTCCAACCACAGACAGCCGGTAACGATCTCGCCCATCTTGGTGCGGTGCTGTCGATTGCTCGTCCTGCTTGGGGGTACGAGGTTGATCCGCACGCAATGACGGATGCTCGACGGGTGCTGAAAAAGCTTGGGTACAACATGAAAAGTCGCGAGCGTGACCGGCGCCCCACTTTGGACGAGCTCGACAAGCTGCTAAAGCATTTTCAGGGTATCCAAGCCCGCCGCCCAACGTCGATCAATATGCTCAAAATGACGGGGTTTGCGTTGTTTTCAACACGGCGTCAGGAAGAAATCACGCGGATTCAATGGGCGGACCTTGATGAGGTAGGTCAGCGGGTGCTGGTGCGTGACATGAAAAACCCGGGACAGAAGATCGGCAACGATGTTTGGTGCCATTTACCGCCGGAAGCCTGGGCCATTCTCCAATCCATGCCGAAGACGCTCCCCGAAATTTTTCCCTACTGTGCCGAGTCTGTATCCGCTTCATGGACCAGGGCTTGTCTGATGGTTGGCATCGAGAATCTACACTTCCATGACCTGCGCCACGATGGCGTTAGCCGGCTGTTTGAAATGGATTGGGATATTCCTCGGGTGGCAAGTGTATCGGGGCATCGCGATTGGAACTCAATGCGGCGCTACACCCACCTTCGCGGACGAGGTGACGCCTACGAAAACTGGGAATGGCAAAAGAAGATCCTACAGGCGCCCGTAAAGCTGGGCGCCAGGACACTGAAGTGAATTAGCTACTGCGTGGCGCGCTGTTCAGCTGATTGCTCTCTTTGACGGCAGCAGCGCGCTGAGCATCCAGGTATTCGGAAAGGTCCGTGATGTGAATGCCCTTTGCGCTTTTTTGGCTTGGCTCCATACGCGTGATGGGAATCTTGATTTGCCCGGCACCCACCTTGCGCTGGAACATGTCCGTGGTGAGATGAGTGAAGTAGTCCTTACAGACTCGATCCAAGGGAATGACCACCTGGCCGTTGTATTGAGCCATCAAGACAAATAACGTTTTCATTGTGTTGCTCCTTCAAGTGAGAAAGTTCGAACAGCTGTGTCGTTCCTAGTCGATGGATGGTCAGCCAACAGCTGAGCCACAACGGCGAACTCATCCGCATTTATGTCGCCAAGCTCTTTGGCAAAGCCGGTAAGGCACTCAAGTCGGATTCGCGCGTCGTCGGTTTTCCGCACCTGGTAGTCGAACAACGCCGTGCCGACAATCCGAATGGCCATCAGATGGCGGGCGGACTGGGCGTCAATGTTGGCCAATGTGTTAGCCTTCGAATCGCTGCTACTTTGGTGCTGTGCTTGCATGGTGTTGCCCTCAGTGGTGGTTGATGTCGGGGAGGGCCAACTCCTCGACATCGCTTCTCTTGTCCGTTAGTCCTGGCGGGCCAGGTGGATAATCAGGTCGGCGTAATCAGGAGCTTCCTCAGTGCATGCTTGCCACTCCAGCACGCTCAAGATCTGCTGAGAGTTGCACTCATCGACCAGGATTTCGCGCTGGCCAGCTGCGGCACGAACTTCCAGAATCTGTAGCAAACCATTCTCACCATATGCACCGGCCTGAATGATCGGATGGCTTTCGCCCATCCATTCCAACCGGTCCTGGATCTCCTGCAGCTTGCTCGTTTTGCCGTCGCCGGCATTGCCCATAAAGACTTGGATTTGCATCTGTGTAGCCTCCCTTACGCTTTGAAAATCCAGCACTTGACCGTCGTGGGACGACCTGGCGCCAGTGGTGTTTTGCTGTTCATCGCGGCGCGGACTGCGCTGTGTACCGCCTTGTTTGCTTCCACGAATTTGTGGGATCGAGATTCCTTCAACAGGTCGCGCAGGGTGGCCACGTCGGCCAGCTTCTGTTTGTGCTCTGCGGCGCGTTCGCTGAATTCATTCAGGTTGATCGCGATAACACTTGGGTCGCTGCTGTGGTCGACCACAGGATCGTCACTGAGCGATTCGAGGTAGTCGTGCACCTCCCAAAATTCGGCAACCGCCGGGTGGTCGGAGCTGATCGATGCCTGGCGCTCGATCGCCATGCGGACGATCTGCCGCTGGGTAGCCGCCACTTGTGGTTCGTCCAGTTTTAGGATCAACCTCAGCGCATCGAGCAGTGAAAGCAGTTGCGCGTGGTTCTTGCTGATCCGCTCGACGCGGATGTATCCGCGCAGGTCATAACCGCAGCTGCTGCAGTTGCCTTGTTCGCTGGGATACTCGGTGCCGCAAGCAAAGCAGTGGGTGTGCAGGCGGCGCAGCTTGGCTTCGTGTTCGGGCATGCGCTGGGCGAAAAGCTCGAGGATGGCGGATTCTTTGCCGACCGCTCGAATCAGAAAGTGACTCAGCGTGCTGCCGTCCAGGGCGTTCAGCTTGTCCGCCGCAACACGGCTTTGCGGGGTGACGGTTGGCCGGATGAAGTGCAGTTTCACGATCCGGGTCATGATCGCCTCATGGGCGACAACAGCGGCGTTCTGACTGATAGCGATCGTCCCGCGAAACGGCGGTTCGTAAGTTTCGTTGCCGGCAGTCTTCACGCCTTTGGTGGCCAAGGTGCCACCGCCGTAGAAATCTTTGAGCTCGTCCCATTCGAATGTTTTGGCATGGGATCGATCGTCACCGTGACGGTCGGCCTCAAGGAACACAACCGGCATCCCGGACACCTGGCCCATCAGTCGCGATCGGCCGGCTTTCGTAGACTTCATCGGATCGAAGCCTTCGTAGCCTTGCCGACCGAGCAGCTTCCACAGCAGGTTGAGCAGAGTGGTCTTGCCGGCGCCGGCCTCACCGGTGGCCTCCAGGAAAGGAAACGACTGGTAACGCCCGCGGATCTGCTCACAGAACAGCGAACCGAAAAAGAACACCAGCGCCACCAGGCCCTGGGTGCCGAAGCATGTCCACAGCAACTGCAGCCATTCTTCGTTGAAGTCTTTTCCATCGCGCTGCAGTTTGATAGGCACGCCTTTTTGCAGCGTCTTCAGACGAAGTTTCCCGAACTCGAAATAGTCCTCGCTGTTGACCTTGTAGGAGACACCATCCTTGATCGCGATGTCGCCGTAGACATAGCAGCTGTATTCCTTGCTGTAGCCTACGTAATCGATCGTCGAGACGGTTTTGATGCCGAAAAGTTGATCTTTCATAAGTTTGTCCAGTTGTTGACCGCTCCCGGTGTACATGGCGCCAGCGGCCATACCGAGCAGTCGTTTTTTGAATTCGCTGGCAGCAGAAAGCTGGCCGCTGGTGAAGGTGTTTTTCACGCTTTCGGAGTCGTGCGGGAAGTCCACGCGCAGGTAGTACCAGGACTCGTCCGTGACCTCGTTGCGCTGGAAATACAAAGCTTGTGGGTAGCAGTTGGCGATCTCGACGACACTGCCCGACTGCTGCAGCGCTTTCTCGCGCTGCTGTGATTGATTGAGCAACTGGTCGTCGTGGTTTTCGCTGTCCTCGATGTCCTGCATCGCCCGGTTGAATTTCTCCATGTCCAACTTGAACCAGTACAGGCGGCTGCCGAAGCCCAGGTGGAATTCCCCGCGCTTGTTCCAGTCGTACATCAGCAGCGCTTTCTCGGCCGCGCTCTCGGCCAGCAGCAGGGCGCCCTGGTGGCGCGCTTGTTTGAGGTCGGCAGCGACCTGGTCGGCTCGTTCGCTTTCGTCTTCGATGAAACCCCACCGCTGATGCAGGTCGTTCCAGTCGGTCTTCTGGCCGTCACGAAGTGGGATCTGTGCGGCCTCGCAGACGAACCCAAGGGCTCGCGCTTGCTTCGCCCAACGCTTGGTGTAGGCGTGGGCGCCAGATTCGTTGTCGAGTGCCCAAACCAGCTTGGGAAGCTTTCCATCGCGGTTACGGGCGAGCGTTCGCAGTGACTCTTCGGGAAAGGCGTTCGAGGACATCGCTGACACAGCAACGATGTCGTTATGAACCAGGGCGATCGCGTCAAAGATGCCCTCGACAATCCAGATTTCTTTGGCTTCCAGCAGATCCACGCAAGGCGGGCACCACCAGACACAGCGATAGCTGTCCTTCGATTTGAACCGGGCTTTCATCTTTCCGAAGCGATGCGGCTTGTCGATCAAGCGTTCCCACCAGCCGCCTTTCTCTAGGGCAAAGCGAACGGTCGCGCTGCCGGCGTTGTGTTCGCCGGAGTAGAAGCTTTCCTGGGTGAACCAGCCTTGAATCAGCTCGATGCGAAAGCCCCGGGCAAACTCCAGATAGGCGCGGGCGGTTGCGTTCGGGTTTTGATCGGTTGCCGGCGCACGCTTGCTCCAATCCTCGAACAGGTCGTCGTACAGCTCCTTCACATGCAGGGAATGAGCGCACTTTTCCGGCCTGCCGCAGATCACCAACCATGGCGCCGAGTGACGCGTGTAAAGGGTTTTCTGACGGCACTTCGGACAGGTGCCCCCGCGCATGTAGTCGGTGTTTGCCCGATGCTTAAGCCCGTAATCTCGTTTTAGGCGCTCGATTACGTCGCCGCGCAGGTCTTCTTTCATGGTTACTTCGCTTTCTTGAGGCAGAGGGTGAGGGCACCGATCAGGTGTTTCTGAGCGGCCATCACAGGGCTGTTGGCGAGGATTGATCCGTGGCGCAGGCCATCTGGAATCAGGCGGTACTGGTCTGCGTACCAAAGTTCATTGAGGCTGAGACGGTATTGCTCGCGCAGGTTGGCCAGGAGCGCTTGAGCCTCGGCGGGCGTCAGTTTCGCGTTGATGTTCATGGCGTTTTCCATCGTCAAACCTCAATTTCGGGCGCAGCTCACCCAAACCCACGGCGGTGGGGCAGGCGATTTATTTGTGGGTATTACGAAGCGGTGACGCGGAAACGCCCGTTGTCGGGAGCGATGAGAATGCGTTCGTAGATCAGGCTAACCGGGATTGCCCAGGCGTTGCCGGTGGCGGTGTCGATGATGACGGTGTGCGTGGACGTGCTGCTGGTGATGTCCAACCGCTGCCGATTGCTTACCGCTGACATTTCGCTGCTGGCCAGATGCACCAAGCGTTCAGCGTGCTGAGCCACGGCGTTGTAATCTGCGACGAGGTGCTGCACAGCACGTTGGAACAGTTGCTGATCGTCGCCCAGGTGTTCGCACCGGTGCCGCTCAAGGAACGCAAAAGCCGCGGCTTTGAGCATGTCCTGATATTCGTGTACTACAGGCAGATTGTTCATTGGCCTTTCCCCGGTTTGGCGCGGTACAGGTCGATGGCTGCCAGCACTTCGGCGTGGCGTGCGGCCATGTGAAGGTTGTGAGCGTTGAGGATGATTTCGGCTTCTTCTGCGTTGATCGAGCCGTCTTCCAGCGCCCGGGCAATTGCCTGGTCAACACAGCCGCGTTTCGCGGAAACCTGAACCGACCGGGCATATAGTTCAACGTTATCCAGCGTTTCGGGGTCGGCGACCGGTACAAATAACCCGCTGTACATCTGCGCAACATAGTTCGGGAAATGACAGGTGCCGCGCTCTTGTTCCAGCACGTAGACCTGAGCATCACTCAGCGGACTGCAACCCGCGCTCTCGTAGGCGTGGTTGTCGAACTTTTTGACTTTCATTCCCAAGCGAGCAGCAGCACCTTCGCGTCCATCGGGGTAGCTGCGAATGATCTCGCGCATAGCTTCCTTGCGCGTCTCTAGAACGGGGCTTTTCATCTTCTACTTTTCCCTGTTGGTTCAATGCCGTTACTGTTCGATAACGCCGTCTTTGATGCCGAGTAATACGGCAGCTCGATGTGCCTCCCCCCGGCGACCTTTGATCCTTCCGTTCAACAGGTCGCTGACTAAATTTTTGTTCAGTCCGTGCTTTCGGCTGAACTCCGCAATACTCATACCTCTGCGATCTAACGCCTCTCGGGCTTGCTCGGGTGTAACGGTGGCGGGCATAGTGCGCACTCTGTTCAGTTGTGTTTACTTGTGTTTGTCTGTGGTGATTCTTGGTCAAAATATTGATCAAGTCAATGGTGGTGACTAAAAAAATGCTCATAGCTGATCGAGTAGGTGAACGCCTGAGGGAAGAGCGCGAGCGCCTAGGGCTGAATCAAACAGAGTTTGGAGTGCTTTTAGGAGTCAGTCGGGGGACACAAAAAAACTATGAGCTGGGAGCGAGTTCGCTCGACCTTCGTTATGTTGCTGCGCTTGAAGAACAAGGTGCTGACGCGGCTTACATTTTGACTGGCCGTCGTTCCACGCCGATCGGTCAACTGTTTACAGCGGCCGAGGAGGAGTTGATAAAACAGTTCAGGAGCATTACCGAAGAGGACCAAAAGGCGATCCGTCGTTTTCTGCAAGCCATGGCCGATGATGCCGCGAAGAGATCGAATTAACTTGTAACAAAGCTTGTGCGGCATTCGTTGTCCCCCTCGTTTCAAAGCCAGCCCCCGCCCCGATAACGCCGATTCAGCAATGCACTTTATGGAGTAGTAAGCATGTTGGATCGCATCAAAAAAGAACCCGCTTGTGGTGGGTGTGCCGATTTCGAACGGCTCGACCTGACCCGAGCGGAATGCCGTTTCATTGGCCTTTACCGGTCATTGAGTGAACAGGAGCGAGGTCAGCTTCGCCGGCTTTTCGAGGTTCTTGCCACCAATCCTAAAGAGTCAGCCAACAGCTGATGCCCCCAATCGCTTAACCTCGATTTGGTGTAACCGATCGCCGACACATCAGAGTCGGCGGTTTGAGCGTCACGCAACCGCCTGCGCCCCGAGCTGTTCGAATAACTCCCTCTGTTTCGCCCTGGGCATTTCCCTCAGTCGATCAAACAACAACCGGTCGAACGTCTGCGCCGATGGGCTCAGCGTGTGGGAGAACGTCAAATGGGCCACCCATGTGTGCCCGCACTGGACGTCCAGGCACTGGCAGTAAAGGGTCACAAAATCCGGCGACTGTGGCTTGCTATCCCGGATTAATCCCTTGTTCCCGCACTTACATGTCACTCGCATATGTCCCTCCCCAGGGCAGCTAATCGCCGCCATGTTGCCACAAGGTGTAGTGCTTATCTCTACAGAAAGATCATCATGCAGTTGTATCGACTGGTGATGTCGCTTCCTGCCAGTTGAATCGCCTGTCTTCGCGAAGGCGGTCATTCAGTTGGTTGAACAGCTGGCAGATCGGCCGAATTTCGTTGCTGGTGTACACGCGATCGATCTTCTCGATGTCGCCAAATCCGCCGTTGTTTTCCGGGATGATGCCGGCCAGGGCAGGGTTCATTCGCCACGCGGCGATAACGTCGTTGCGCGTGATGTTTTTCACTTTCTCCAGCTCGTCTTTGGCTTGGAAGTCCCCTACGGGAATGATCTGGATCGCGTTTTCCTTGCCGTTGGGGATGTTGACGAACATCGAGCGGAAGTTACCCACACCCTTGCTGGCACTGATTTGTGCCCGCAGTTCCTCTTCATCGTCCTCGGTCAGATCCGGGTCATTGGTGTAGAAGATGTAACCCGCGTGCGCACCGTTGCTGTAGTAGCGACGGCGGAACAGGGTCGCGGCTTCGTTGAGTAGCAGCGCCTGCAGGCCACCCAGATAGTCCGGCACGCCGTAGATATTTTGTTCCACGTCGTAGTCCAGGACGTGCGAGATCTCGTCCTGCTCAAACTCCATTTCTTTGTTGTCGGGCAGCAGCATCACGAAGCCGCCACCGACCTTGACCCGCATGTTGATGGCCGGCAGGTGTTGCAACTGCAGCACCTGGCCGAAGGCGTTGGTGTCGTTGTAGAAGTACGCCTCGCCGAACACCATGTAGTCCAGTGCGGCGCGGCCCATCGTCTCGGTGGTGCAGCCAGGCGAGGCGATGAATTCACGCAACAGCAGGTTGCGCTTGAACTTCGGAATGGCGCCGTGGTGCGCGTTGGCGCGCAACAGCTTGGCCAGGCCGACACGTGACACCGGTGGCTTGTAGATCTTGCCGTCGTCGCTGGGGAACACCCCCACGTACTCGCCGATGTTGCCGGACAGCACCTGCTCGGGCTCCCCGAACGTGAAGGCCCGCATGGGCTGCTGTGGTCTTGGAACTTGCGGTGGTTTTCTGCGTTTGTTGGCCATGGCTGCTGTGGGTGCTCGTCACGTAGCGGCTACGGCGCCGCTTGTTGGTGTTTAGGGGTTCGTTGGCCAGGGCGTGCATGACCGCCCAGGCGATGTCGGCGTGACCGGTCGCGTCGGTGCGCGAAGCGCTGTACGTGATCTGGCCGCTGGTGGTGGCGCCACGCTTGATCGTCAGGAAGGCCTGGGCGATGTCCGTCCAGCCCGCGTCCCATTCGATGCGGCTGCCTTGAATCGTGTCCTGGGCCTTGAGTACCAGAGTGTTCTTGGCCTCAAGGCTGTAGTGAATGGGCGTCGCCTTGGCGTAGAAGTCGCGCACCAGGTCGAACACACCGTGGCCCACGCCGGTGACGTCGATGCCGATGTGTTGCACGTTGAAACGTTCGGTCAGCTTCTTGACCTGGGCGGCTTGGTGGGTGAACGAGTGCCCACGCCAGCTGTGCTTCTCGAGGATGCGGAATTTCGCCCCGGGTTCGAGCGGCGGCGCGATGACCACACAGGTGGAGTCGTCGCGGGTGCGGCTCGGGTCGTAGCCCAGCCAGACCGGGCTGTTGCCGAACGGCCGATCCAGTTCCGGGTTGTAGTCTTCCCACAACGATAGGTCGGAGTAGCAGCGTTCCAGGTCCTTGAGGCTGAATGCGCTCTGGGTGCTGTCGATGAATTTGCAGTAGAACAGTTGCTGAAACTTGTCCTCGTCGTACTCCAGCTGCAGTTGCTCGAGGTCGAACAGATTGCAGCCGCCGGCAATGGCATCATCCAGGGTAATGGTCTTGCGCCACTGGCCGTCTGGACACAGCGCGCCTTGCGTGTAGGCCGATTCAGTGGGCCACACACCACCAGCCTTTTTGCCGCGTTTGCTGTTGCGAAACTCTTCGCCCGACCAGAACGGGTAGGCCTGGTGCGACACCGCACTAGGCGTCGAGAAATAGGTTTTGCGCCATTTCTTGTGGGTGCCCATGGCGCTGGCCACGGTGCTCAGTTTTTCGAAGTCGCGAATCCAGAAATATTCGTCCACGTAGACGTGGCCGTGATAGCCCTGGGCAGTGCTGCTGTTGGTACTGAGGAAGCGCAGTTCGGCGCCGTTGCTGAGCGTGATGGGGTTGCCGGTTAGTTCTATGCCGAACCACTGTTGGGCGAACTGGATGATGTAGCTGCGGAAGATCTCCGACTGCGAGCGGCTGGCGGACAGGAACACCTGGTTATCGCCGCTCAGCACGGCGTCCATGAACGCTTCGCCGGCGAAGTAGTAGGTCAGGCCGACCTGCCGGCTTTTCAGGATGTTGCGGACCCGTCGCGTCAGCGGGTTTTGTTTCGCTTCGAATAGCTCCTTCTGGTAGCCGTACATCTTGGAGATGAACTTATCCAGAAAGTCCACTTCGGTGAGGCCACTGATGTCGTTCTTGACCTTCTTTTCTCGCTTCTTACCGCCGCTGTCGCCCCGATCGCGGCGCTGGCTTGAGGGGCGTTCCCGGGGCTCGTCCGAACTTTCGGACGGCGCCGCCGGCGCGGGCTTCGACGACTGCTTAATCAGACGTTCGCGCAGGGTGGTCAGGCGCTCCAGTTCGTCGAGTTCGCCCTTGGTCAGCGTGTCGATCTTCTCCAGGATCAGGGTGATCCGCCGGCTGATGGCGGTCAGCGGTTCCTCGTCCGTCAGCATCTCGTCCCAGCATCCTTGGCGGATCCAGTAATAGACGATGCGGATGTTGGGCAGCTTTAAATGCGCCTGGATTTCCTTCACCGAACAACGACGCAGGTACAGGCGTTTTGCGGCTTCTTTTACTTCGGTCGGGTAGTTCATGGGCCGCAGTCTATGCGGCGAAAACTCGGGAAACGCGGGGGTAAATGCGGCGTTATTCGTGGAAGGAAGTTCTACGAATGGGCCCGTAGTAAAGCGTTTGTTTGGGGGCAAACGGCTCCCTATCGTGGCGGCTCATTCAACGATTGAGCGCAGTTACTTTCATGCCCCGTTCTCTTGTCTCCTACTGGAAACGTGTTGCCAGCAGCGGTCCGACCGTTGATGGCCGCGAGATCCTGCCCCAGGAACTGCGCGACATCGCGGAAACCTACAACCCGACGTTGTACACCGCCGTTATCTGGTGTGAACACGACCGCTGGTTCGGATCTCACGGGACGGTTTTCGCTGTCCGTCTGATCGAGGACGCCGAGGATCTGGAACCTGGCCAAGTCGCCCTTGAAGCGCAGTTGAAGCCCAACGATAAGTTGCTGCGCCTGAACGACGCCGGGGAAAAGGTCTTCACCAGCATTGAGATTCGCCCGAATTTCCGTGGCCGTGGCAAAGCCTACATGACCGGTATCGCGGTCACTGACGAGCCCGCCAGCACCGGCACTCAGGAACTCTACTTTTCCAGCCGTACCAGCCGGAACTCGTACTTCGCGTCTTCTGTTGAGCTGGGCACCTTTAGCGAAACCGAGCCCAAAGGCGAGCTGGGCAAGCTGACCGCATTGCTCACTGGTTTCTTCAAGCGCTTCGGCGCGGAAGACAGCCCCACCGATACCCCCCCGCAAACCCCTACCGAGAGCAAACCCCCAATGGATGAAGCTACCGCAACGGCTTTGAAAGCCCTGCTGGCGCAACTACTGGTCGTCGCTGCCGGCATCCAGGCTGTGATTGAGCCTGCTGCCGCAGAAGCACCCGAACCCGAACAAGCCCCGATTGATGATGTGAGCGCAGCAGTGGACGCGATCGTCACCACGGCCGAAGAAGAGCGCGAATTCAGTCGCAACGGCGGCGCAACGAACAAAGCCGTGCTGGCAGCCCTATCGAACCTTTCCAAACAGTTCAGCACGCTGCAAAACACCACCACCGGTCGTCCGTTGCCGCGCACCACCGGCGCAACCGATAAAACCAAAGCGCGGGTGCTCTGACATGGCCCAGTCTCTGAGCGCTTACGGCGCAAAAATGTACGCGCAGCTGCAGCTCGCCATCGCCGAAACCTATGGCGTCGAGCTGTCCAGCAAGCAGTTCAGCGTTGAGCCGACTGTTGCCCAGGAGCTGAACGACGCGATTACCGCGAAGTCGGATTTCCTGCAGCGCATCAACGTCATTCCGGTGACCGAGATCAAAGGTCAGAAGGTCTTCATTGGCGTTTCCGGCCCAGTCACCGGCCGCACCAACACCAAGACCACCGACCGCGAAGCGAAAGACGCCTCGGCGCTCGATGACACCCACTACGAACTATCCTCGACCGAATCCGACGTCGGCCTGCCGTACGCGAAAATCGACGCCTGGGCCAAGTTCCCGGATTTTCACCAGCGCTATTCCGCTGCCGTGCAAAAACAGATTGCCCTGGACCGCATCATGGTCGGTTTCCACGGCACGCACGCGGCTGTGCAGACCGATATTGCCGCTTACCCAATGCTGCAGGACGTGAACAAGGGTTGGCTGCAGCAGGCGCGTGAGCAGATTCCGGCCCAGGTCCTGAAAGAAGGCAAGACCGCCGGCAAGGTGCTTATGGGCGAGGGCGGCGACTACGCCAATCTGGACGCCCTGGTGCATGACACCAAACAGATGGTGGACGAGCGGGTGCGTGATGCCGGCGACCTGATCGCCATCATCGGCACCGACCTGCTGGCCGCCGACAAGGCGAAGCTGTACGCCAAGCAAGGTGACGTGCCCACCGAAAAAGAGCGCATTGAAGACGCCCAGGTGATTGCCACCTATGGCGGTCTGCCGAGTTTCAGCGTGCCGTTTTTTCCGGTCAACGGCGTGGTGGTCACCAGTTGGGACAACCTGTCGATCTACTTCCAGGATTCGAGCTGGCGCAAGCAGACCGTGGACAACCCGAAACGCTCCCGCGTCGAGGATTACAACAGCCGTAACGAGGGCTACGTGATCGAGCAGCTGGAGAAGTTCGCGATGACCGAGAACGTGGAGCTGGAGAAGTGAGCCTGGCCCTTGCGCACAAGCGCCGCATTCTCGCCTCGGGGGGCGCTGCCTTAGCCGTTGCTGCAGCGGCGCCGGTGGCCTACACCCCAGGTGATGCGCTGAGCAGTCCGGCCAATGCGCGCAAACACCTGCTGCTGCAGGAAGCAGCTCTGGATCAGGATCTGGAGCGCCTGAGTGCCATGAAAGGAGCGCTGGCCGGTCGCCAGTTGCTCAAGCGCGACGAGCTGCTGCCCAAGTACCAGGATTACATCCAGCGCTACATCGAGTCTGGCTTGAACTTCCCAAACCGTGTCCTGGTGCAGGTGATGGTCTGGCTGTTTGACACCGCCCAATTCGAAGACGGGCTGGAGCTGGCCGACTTCGCGATCGGGCAGGGCCAGCAAATGCCGGAGCGCTTCAAGCGCCGCGACATCCAGACCTTCGTGGCTGATGCCGTGATCGAGTGGGCCTATGCCGAGTACAACGCCCTGCGCAGCCCGGAGCCGTACGTGTCTGATTTGCTGCCCCGTGTGGACGGTGAATGGAATCTGACGGAGCAGATCCCCAGCAAGTACCACAAGTTGGTCGGCATGCGCGCCATGGAGGCCGAGCAGTGGGAAACCGCGCTCAAGCACCTTGAACGCTCCACCGAGTTGTATCCGAAGGCTGGCAACGACACCCGCATCGAGAAGTGCCGCAAGGCGCTGGCCAAACAAGCAGTCGCCACCAGCGGCGCCCAATAACCGACTACCCCCCCCAGCGGGGAACTGTGGACGTGTGTTGACCATTTATGGCCTGACCCACGAAAAACAGTCTCCCCGCCCTATTTGAGCGGCCAGCAATGAGCTTTTCCGGGAAACCAACCACTTTTGTGGAACAGGCGATTGAGAACGACGGCTTTTGGCCGAACCTCTCCGTGGCCGAGTTTCAGAAGGGTTACCGCCTGCCGGCGGAGTACCTGGTGGACATGCTGGTCACTGACTTGAACACCGCGATGATCGAGGTCAATCGCGACCTGGCCAAGCGCAAAGGCCAATGGCAGAACGTGGGCATCACCAGCGTGGAATCTGCTGACTCTATGGTGCTGCCGGAGCGCACATTTCACGCAGCGACGTACAAGCGCGCCGTGTATTGCCGCGCCAAAGCCAGCTTGCTGACCCAGTTCGCCACCGTGACGCGTCGTGACAGCGCAGAAAACACCGGCAAGGAAGCGCCCGAACGCGGCGAAACGTTCCTGGAATTCAGCCAGCAGGCGGTTCGGTCGTTGCAGGGCCGTGGCCGCATTACGGCGGCGCTGCTGTGATCAAACTCCAGACACTGACTCGCTACCTGTTGGAACGCCAACTGGTGCCCGCCGAGCAGCTCGATAGCTGGACCGAACAGGTCACGCTCGAACTCATCTGGAAGCCCGACGTGGACGGCATGCACATGGCCGACATGCGCTATCGCGCCGCGATTTTGCTGGAGCGCTTCGCCGATCATCCGGGGCGGCTGATGGCCCTGGTCGGGAGCTGGCTCGAAAACCACGACACCCACCGCGACCGCCACGAATTGCCGGCACCGCTGTTCGCCGTTGAACCGCTGGACAACGATCTGTTCGACGTGGACATCACCCTGGAATTCGTCGAGCCGCAATACCTGGCCGAAGACCCTGCCGGCGAGATCGAGGCCCACGGCAAGACCTGGTCCTTTGTGCCGTTCGATCTGTGGGTTGCTGAACGCGGCGAGGTGGGCAGCGGTGACCACTAGTCCGTGCGACCTCGATGTCAGGGGCTTACTCAGCGTTGACGCCCAACTGGCGTTGCTTGAGTTGCGGCCCCAACTGCGCCGGCGGCTGCTGAACAACGTGACCAAGCGTGTGCGCTCGATGGGCCGCCAGCGGGTACGTGAACAGAAGAATCTGGACGGTTCGCCCTTTGCCGATCGCAAGGGGCCCGCCAAGGGCAAAAAGAAGATGGAAGCCGGCCTGACCAAGCTGCTGCAAGTCACGCGGGTCAGTGCGGACGAAGCGGAGCTGGGCTGGAAAAACGCCCTCACGCGTTGGGTCGCCACGCAACAACACAACGGCGTCACCGAACGGCGCACCGCTGCGCAGATGAAGCGCTGGAACCGAGTGCCGCCGGGTATCGCATGCACTGACAAGCAGGCCAAGCGCTTGCGCCGTCTGGGATTCCGCACCCGGCAGAAAGGCAAAAAAACGCTGACCAGGCCGTCAGTCGCGTGGATTCAAGAACACGTGAACTACGCCAAGGCCGGTCTGCTGATCCGCATTTTGAACGATGAGAAAACCGAGACATCAGGCGCACAAAGCTGGGACATCACCCTGCCAAAACGCCAGTTCCTCGGCGTAGGGAGCGGCAACGAAACCCGCGAACTGGTTAACCAGGTCTTTCAGCAAATCCTAACTTCACCCCGCTAACGAGGCACTGCATGGCACTCGGTCAAGTCACCGTCGACAATCTCAATCTAGGCCAAGGTGCCGTGACAGAGATTGAGCGTTATTTCTTTTTCATCGGACAGGCGACCAAGAACGTCGGCCAGTTCATCCCGCTGAACACCGACAGCGACCTAGACGCAGCCCTGGGCACGGGGGCCAGCGATCTGAAAACCCAAATCACCGCTGCTCGTCTCAACGGTGGCCAGCGCTGGGCTTGTGTGGCGGCTCCGATCGGCGCCGATGGCAACTGGTCCGACACGTTGGAAAAAGCCCAGCATTCAGGGTATTCGGTCGAGGCGGTGGTGATTACCAAGCCGGTGGCAACCGCCGCCGAGCTTTCGACGATGCATGACGCCGCCATTGCGTTGAACAACACCTACGGACGCCGCGTTTTCATCATGGCGGCCGTTGCCGGCATCACCGTGCAACAGACCTGGGCGCAGTACGTGAGCGAGCAAAGGGCGTTGGTGGCTGGTCTGGCTGCGCCACGTGTCCTCCCTGTTCCGCAACTGCACGGCAATGACCTCGGCGTGTTGGCCGGTCGCCTGGCGAATGCGTCCGTGAGCATTGCTGACAGTCCGATGCGCACGGCCACCGGTGCAGTGCTCGGCCTTGGTCCTGTGCCCGTTGATGCCGACAAGATTCCGCTGCCGTCCTCTGTACGTGCCGAGTTGGACCGGGCGCGATTCTCCGTGTCGCAGACCTACCCCGATTACCCGGGTGTGTACTGGGGCGACGGCAACATGTTGGACGCCCCGGGCAGTGACTTCCAGGTCGTTGAATACCTGCGCATCACCGACAAGGCGGCGCGCCAGGTCCGTGTGCTGTTGATCCGTCGTGTGGCAGATCGCCGCTTGAACAACACGCCCAACAGCATGGCGGTCAACACCAACCAACTGATGGCGCCCCTGCGTGCCATGGCCAAGTCCACCACCTTTAACGGTGAGGTGTTCCCCGGCGACATCGAGTCGCCGAAAGACGGTGACCTGGTGCTGAGCTGGCTCAGCAAAACCAAGATCGTGGCCTACATCAAGCTCAAACCCCTCAACTGCCCGAAAGACCTCACGGCGAACATCGCCCTGGATCTTTCCAACGACAAATCGGAGTAACGCCCAATGGCAAAAATTGGCGGCAAGAACTTCGACGTGAGCCTGGGTGACCTGTCGCTGCACGTCGAGAACTGCACCCTGGATATCACCGACAACTCGGCGGTGGCGCAAACCCGGGGCGTGCCGGATGGCTTCGTGGATGGCGATGTCGCCGCTGCCGGCGAATTCGAACTGGATACCACCAACTTTAACTTGCTGATCGACGCTGCTCGATCCGCTGGCAGCTTCCGATCCCTGAAACCGTTTGACGTGGTGTTTTTCGCCAAGGCCGGTGAAGACGAGGAACTGCGTGTCGAGGCCTTCGGCTGCAAGGTGAAGATTTCCAGCTTGCTGGGGATCGATCCGAAGGGCGGCGAAAAGAGCAAACACAAGGTGCCGTATGAAGTCACCAGCCCGGATTTCGTCCGCATCAACGGCGTGCCGTACCTCGACGCCAAAGAGATCGAGGGGCTGCGCTGATGGGGGATTGGTTCGAACAGGCCTCGGCGCTGGAACAGCTGGAGCGTGAACACGCGATCAAGGCTCAGCGTGCGCGGCCGCGTCCTTCAGGTCCGAGCCGCATCCACTGCCTGGACTGTGAAAAACCGATCCCCGAGAACCGCAGAGCCCTGGGCGGGATTCTCCGCTGCACACCCTGTGAATCACTTTCAGAGCGGAGTAACCGCCGATGACCACAGCTCAACAACCCGTCGAGCCCGTAGCTGATGGCGCACGCCTCGGTCGCCTTGAGCGAAAAATGGCGGTAATCGAGCACCGCGTGGGCGAGATCGAAGATCGCCACGAAACCGTGCCGACGCGCGTCACCAAGCTGGAACAGCAGTTTGAACACATGGCGGGCCAACTGTCGGAACTCAACGCCGGCCAGCAGACGCTGACCGTGGCGGTCAACGATATCGGATCGAAGGTGGGCCGGTTGTTGACCATCCTGACTCTGGTTGGTGCCGTGCTGCAAATGGCAGTGCCGGCACTGCTGCGGGTGTGGTTCCCATGAGCCTGCGCGGCAAGATCGCCGCCGGTGCCATTGCGCTGACCAGCGCTTCGCTGGTGGCGTTCCTGGGCACCTGGGAAGGCCAGGGCCAGAACGTCGTTTATGCGGACAAGCTGGCCCGTGGTCTGCCGACCGTGTGCATGGGCATCACCCGTTACTCCAGCCCATTTCCTGTCGTGGTCGGTGACTACTGGTCTCCCACTCGATGCCACCAGGTCGAGCAACTGGTGATCCAAAAAGGACAGTTGCAGCTCGCCGACTGCATCACCAATCAACAGGTGGGCCAGAACACTTTCGATGCACTGAGCAGCCATTCCCACAACGTCGGCGTGCCCAGCACCTGCTCCAGTCGAGCCGTGGGCCTGATCAACGTCGGCCATATCGCCGAGGGCTGCAAGGCCTTGGCCTGGGCGGCGGATGGCAAGACACCCGTGTGGGCCTTTGTCACCAATGCCCAGGGCAAAAAGGAGTTCGTCCGGGGTCTGCATGCGCGGCGTTTGGCTGAAGCAGATCGGTGCAGGAAGGGCTTGTGATGCCGAGTAATGCCTTTTTTTTCTTGTTGTTCTGTGGCGTGGCCTGGTTCGGTTTTGACCTGTTGGAAGGTCAGCGCGACACCGCCCGCCGCGAGCGCGACAGCGCGTTAACCGAAGTGGTCGGCCTGCGTGAAGCGGCCCGAATCAGCGGCGAGATGCTGGCCGATCGCGATGCCATCGATCTTGAACGAACCACGGAACTGAACCATGCACGTACTGAAAACGAAGGCTTGCGCCGTGCTGTTGACGATGGCAATCAGCGGTTGTGGATCAAAGCTACCTGTCCCGCCGCAGTGCCCGCCAACACCGGCGCCGGCGGCCTGGCTGATGCAGGCCCCCCCGAACTCGCAACAGACGCTCGATCGGATTATTTCACCCTCAGAGATCAGCTTGCCCTGAGCAAGCAAATGATCCTGGGCTTGCAGCAACACGTACTCAAGGTCTGCCGGCGTTAACCGGCGTACCAAGGCAACCACTTTTTAACCTCAACAGAGAGCTACCCATGAACGAGCAAAACGCAGAAATCACCCTGGAAATCGGCGAACAGGAATTCACTTTCACCCTGACCCCGGCGGACGTGACCAAGTACTTCAACGCCATTACCACCACCAACAAGGTCGCCCCGGGCAACAACCTGCTGATCACCACCGTCAAGCAGGAAGAAAAAGACACCTTGAAACCGTTGCTGCGTAACCCGGTGATGGTGATGCAGCTCGCCGGCGCGCTGCTTGAAGAGTACGGCCCGAAGGTCGAGGTGATCGTAAAAAAGCGCTCGGCCACGCTGAGCGCCTGACCGAAAACGGACTGGGCCAACTCGTGGCCCTGACGAACCGCTGGCTACCTGGCGCCGAGCCCACGATTGAAGCGATGGGCACGGCCAAGTGGCTGGAGGACGAATTCTGGAGACGTACGGAAATCGCCGTGGCTAACGGCATTTCCCTCGCGATGAACGGGTAACGACAGTGGCAGACCGTAGCGCCAGCCTGGCTTTCATCTTGAGCCTGACCGACAAGGTCACCGCGCCCCTGGGCAAGGTGAAAATGGGTTTTTCCGACCTTGCCGAGCAGAGTGAAAAGAACATCAAGACGATGGGCCTTGGCCTGGCCGGCGTCACGGCGGCGGTGGTCGGGATTCAGCAATCCATGGCGCCGGCACTGGAGGTTAATCGCGCCCTGGGCGACGTCCGATCGCTGGGCGTGGCCGAAGACGCATTGACCGCGCTCAACAGCAAGTCGTTGGAGTTCGCGGTGAACTACGGCGAGAACGCCCGGGAATTCGTCTCCTCGGCGTACCAGATCGACGGCGCGATTAAAGGCCTGGTCGGCAGTCAGCTGGCCACGTTCACCAATACCAGCAACCTAGTGGCCAAGGCCACCAAGACCGATGCCGCGACCATGGGCGAATACGTCGGCACCCTCTACAACTTGCAGAAGTCCCAGGCCGACGCCATGGGCAAAGGCGCGTGGGTCGAAAAACTCGGCGGGCAGACGGCGCTGGCGGTGCAACTGTTCCGCACCAGCGGCGCCGCCATGAAAGACGCGTTCAAGGAGGCCGGTGCGATCGCTACGACGGCCGGGGTGGACCTGGCCGAACAGATGGCGGTGATCGGTACGCTGAGCAGCACCATGGAAGGCGGCGATGCCGGCGGACGCTACAAGGCGTTTTTCGAGAACATCGGCGCCGCCTCGGACAAGCTCGGCATGAAGTTCACCGACCAGCAGGGCAAGATCCTGCCGATGATGTCGATCCTGGACAAGCTCCAGGGCAAGTTCGGCGACCTGACCAGCGCATCGGCCGGGGCCAAGCTGATGGAAGCTTTCGGCGGCGAAGGTGCCCAGGTCATTGGCGCACTGGCCAAGGACACCGGGCGCTTGCGTGACAGCCTCGATCAGTTGGGCAAGGTGCGCGGTCTGGAGAAGGCCGAGCAGATGGCTCAGGCCATGGTCGATCCGTGGCAGCAATGGGCATCCCTGGTCGAAGTCATGCGTGTGGTGTTTGGCCAGGTGCTGATTCCGGTGCTGACGCCGTTCATGAACAAGATGGTCGATATCGGCAAAACGCTGGTGCGCTGGTCGCAGCTGTTCCCGAACATCACCCGCGTGATCGGCATCACCGCGCTGACCATCTTGACGATCATCGGCGCCATGTCCTTGCTGACGATGGTCGTGGGCATTGCTCGGATGACCTGGCTTGGCCTGATCACGGTCTGGAAAGTTGTGCAGTTGTTGAACCTGCGCACCGTCGCCGGCTTCGTCCTGCAGAAGCTGGCGATTCTGGCGTACATGGCCGTGATCTACACACTGAGCGCCGGCCTGGCATTGGTGCGCGGCGCGATGCTGCTGTGGCAGGGCGCGATCTGGCTGGTCAACGCGGCGATTTTGGCCAACCCGATCGTTTGGATTGTGATCGGCGTGATCGCCCTGGTCGCGGCCGTGGCTGCCGCCGTCTACTACTGGGACGAATGGACCACCGCACTACTCAACAGCGAGGCGTTCAAGTGGGTCAGCGCCCAGCTCAAAGCCTTGTCCGACTGGTTCAACTCCATGGGCGGTTGGTCCGGCATGGCCAGCGCGGCATGGGCCAGCATCGTCAGCGTCTTTTACAAGGCCGTTAACGGCTTGATCGAGCTGATGAACAGCATTCCCGGCGTGAACATCGAAGCGCGTTTCGGTGGCATGCCCGAGGTGCCCGGGATCGATGCCGCGAACAGTGCCGCCGACACGGCCAACGCCGCGCAGAAAGCCCAGCAGACCATCAACGCCGCTATCCCCAGCCTGTCCCCAACCGGCCCGTCAGCGGTGCCGCCCGGTGGCCTGCTGACCAAAATCCAGAACAACAGCAGCAGCCAGAACAAGGGCGTGCACGTGGAAAACATCACCATTCAGAACAACAAACCGATGAACCCGCTGGAGATGGAAAACATGGTTTCCATGGCGGTGGGTGGGTGAGCGAATACGTAGACCTGTTGATCATCGACAACGACCTGGCCTTGGACCCGTCGCGTCAGCCGCGGCTGATCGATGACCGCGCCTGCATCGCCCAGGACATCGCTCACATGATCCGCGACAGCGGACTGCTGGTCACGCTGGTGGCCGAGCGCGATCGGCTGCGCCAGCGCGACTGCATCCAGCAACTGGAACTGTTGGTGGAAGACGACGAGCGCCTGGTGCCCGGTACGGCTCGCATCACCCAGCAAGAACCGGGCACGTACCTGGTGACCGCCAAAACCCTGAAATTCGGTTCAATTGAGGTAAGTCTGTGAGCGAGGTTGATTTTAAAAAGGTGATCGCCGACGCCGGCATTCCGACCACCGAAGCCGATCTGAAGGCCGCGTGGGAAAAAGAGGTCGAGGCCCAAGGCGCCAAGGTAGCCAACACCAGCAGCTACTCGCCGTTCTGGCGGGTGATGACCGCCCTGGTTACCAAGCCGGTGATGTGGTTGCTCGACTTCCTGTGCCTGACCGTGTTGCCGAACTTCTTTGTGAAAACGGCGGTGGACGCCTGGCTGGACATGCTCGCCTGGGCGGTCAACGTCGAGCGCAAGGGCGCGACGAAAGCCAAGGGCACGTTGCTATTTACCCGGGCCACGCCGGACGGTGCCATGGAGCTGAAACAGGGCATCGTGGTGCAGTCGGCTGCGATCAACGGCAACGTCTATCAACTGATTTCTACGGCTGCCGCGACCTTTCAGGAGGGCCAGTTGCAGCTGGAAGTCCCGGTGAAAGCGATCGAGGCTGGCAGCGGCTTCAACCTGGCCCCGGGTTACTACGCCATCCTTCCGTTGCCCGTGCCTGGCATCGTCCAGGTGGTGAACAGTGACGGCTGGCTGGAATCACCTGGTGCAGATCCCGAGCCCAACGACCAGCTGCGTCTGCGTGTGCGCAACCAGTTCTCGGCGGTCAACCAATGGCACACCGACGCAGTGTATCGCGCCATGATTTCCGCCTTCCCGGGTGTGCGGCCAGACGGCGTGTACTTCGAACACGGAGCACCCCGTGGACCGGGCAGTGCGAACGCTTATGTGCTATTCGACGCCGGCGTCCCGGCTGATTCGTACCTGGAGCAGATCAACGCCCACATCCGCGACGGTGGTAACCATGGCCATGGGGATGACTTGTTGGCCATGGTCATGCCGGAAACCCAAGCGACTATCCAGGTCAACGTCTGGCCGCGTCCCAACCTCAGTGCTGATCAGATCAGCACGCTGGAAAAAGAAGCCGAGCTGTTCGTGCGTGCGGCCTTTCGCGAAAGCACACCCCGCGACTACCGACCGACGCTGACCTTTCCCCAGTCGCGGTTCAGTTTCAGTCGGTTGATCGAGGAACTGCACGGCCAGTTCCCTGACATCGAGTCGCTGCGCATTACGCCGGCGGACGACATCGTCAGCGGGCTGAGCATCCCCCGGATCAACAAACTGACGGTGGCCATCCAGTGATCAAACTCAAACTGCCGTTCTGGCTGGCAGGCACCGAACTGTCAAAGCTGACCGCCGCCGCACAGACCTGGTGGGAAACCGTCACCGGCTGGTTGCGCTGGCCATATTCGCAGATCGATCCGGACAACTGCCACATGGCCATCCTCGAACTGTGGGCTTGGCAGCGCGACGTGACCCGCTTCAAAGGTGAGCCCGAGAGCCTGTACCGGTTGCGCGTGAAGTACGCCTTTATCAACTCCGTGGACGCCGGCAGCACCGCCGGCATGAAGCGCATTTTCGAACGCCTGGGCGTGGGCTACGTCGAGATCGAGGAGCGCCACCCCGATCGGGATTGGGACGTGGTGCTGCTCAAGTTCAGCAACGCGCAGCTGTCGCTCAATCCCGAATTGTTGCGTGTGCTGATCCAGCAATACGGCCGCACCTGCCGACGCTATGACTTTTTCACCATTACCCCCGTGGCGTTGCAAATCGCCTTGATCGACTTCAACGACGACCAGCAAACGCTGGTTGCCACCCTGTAGGAGCGCAACAGTGAGCGCCAGTATCACCTTGGCCGGCGAAAGCCAGATTGCCCTGAAGCAAAGCCAGAAAAAGCCGCTGATCATCAGCAAATTCATCTTTGCCAACGTGCCCGGGTTGGACCCGGTGACGCCGATCGATCGCGCTGCCGGCAAACCACCAGCGGGGCAGATCGTCCAGGTCTACACCATTCCCAAAGAAAACGCCGGCTACGTGAACCCCAACCAGGTGGTGTACAGCGCGCAGCTGGGGTCGGACATTGGCGACTGGGATTTCAACTGGGTCGGCCTCGAGGACGAGGACGGTCTGTTGTTCGCCGTGTCCTACGTGCCGTTGCAGCAGAAGCGCAAGAACATCCCGCCGCTTCAGATCGGCAACAACGTCACCCGTAACTTCCTGGTGGCGTTCGATGGTGCCCTGGCGCAGACCGGCGTCACGATCGACGCGAGCACCTGGCAGCATGACTTCACCGTGCGCCTTGCCGGCATTGACGAGCGCGAGCGGCAGAGCAACCGCGATGTATTTGGTCGTGCCTGTTTCTTTGGCTCGGGGCTGTCCTTCAAGTGGTTGGGCGACAGTTTCTATATCACGCCTGGCGTCGCCTACCTGGAGGGCATCCGGGTGGTGCTTGCTGAGCCGCTCCCCGTCGCAGGTATCGTCATCACCGACACGATCTGGCTGGATGTTTGTCTGGAGCGTCAGGCCAGCGACATGGTGACCAGTTGGAAAGTGATGTCTGGTAATCACACTGACTACATCGACAGCGCCGGTGCACGTCACTACTGCGTGCCGATCGCCAAAGTGGTGTCGAGTGCCCAGGTCGATGATCTGCGCACCGTTGAGCCGATCAATGGCGCGCTGGTGACGCACTTCGCAGCCCGCACCGGTGACTATCCCAATCTGCGCGCCCGGGGCACCACCAAGGGCGACGTGGGCCTTGGAAACCTGCCGAATGCGAAAAGTGATGATCCGGGGACCAACAGCAGCGAGATCCTGGCCACCACCGCCGCGTTGAACCGTCTCAACCAGCAGGTCAGCGATTCGCTGGTGGGCATGGTGGCCAGTTTTGATATGCCCAGCGCGCCCCCGGGGTGGCTCAAGCGCAACGGCGCCAACGTGTCGCGCACCGCCTACGCCAAGTTGTTTGCGGTGCTCGGTACCCGGTACGGCGCCGGTGACGGCAGCACCACCTTCAACGTGGGCGACAGTCGTGGCCTGTTTACTCGGGGTCTGGATGACGGTCGCGGCATTGACCCGAACCGTGGATTGGGCTCAATGCAGGCTCCAGCAAACCTGACTCACACCCACGGAGGTGTCTCCGATGTTGCAGGCCATCACTCTCATTATTCGGCGGCAGGCAGTGGCGGTAACGTCACCGTGAATTACGGCAGTCAGATCGCTGTTGCGCCGACCGGCAACACTACAACCGGTACCGCCGGCACTCACCAGCACACCTTAACCATCTATGCCGATGGCGACACCGAAGCACGTCCGATCAACGAGGCGTTGCTGGTCTGCATCAAGTATTGAGAGCCTTTATGAACAAGAAAACCGTCTACCAAACCAATCACCTGGGCATTTTAGTCGGTCCAGTGACAGCGGATGAATCCCCTCTAGAGCCTGGTGTATTCCTGATCCCAGGGGGCTGCGTGACGACGCCACCGCCGACAGTACCGGAGCACAAAGCGGCTTGGTGGAATGGCAAGGCCTGGCAGCTGCTCGACTACTTCGGCGGTGTTGTCGTCTACAGCATCGAGACCGGCGAACCGCGAACCCTTGGAGGTTTCGAACCGGTGCCGGCCGGCTACACCCTGAAAAAGCCGGGGCCCAATCAGATCTGGAAGAACGGCGAATGGGTGGACGACATCAACGCCGTGCTGGCCGCGCTGCATCAGAAAAAGCTGGAGGCGATCAGCGCCGACAGTGCCCTCTATATTGAAAGCGGTTTCACATCGGACGTCCTGGGCGAGCCGCTGCGCTATGGCAGTGAGATTTTCGACCAGCTCAATCTGACCGGCCTAGCGCTGCTCAATACGGACGCTGATTACCCCTGCTACGACGCCGACCTGGTGAAAGTCTTTCGCCCGCATACCGCCGCCCAGCTGTTGCAGGTGGGCCAGGACCTGGTCCGCTTCAGACAGGCCGTGTTGAAACACACTG